GAGAATTTCACCGGCTTCCGATAGGAGATCGTATCCCCCACCTTCACGCCGAAATCATTTTTGAACTGCTTATTCGCCAACCGAGCGAACACCAGGTTATTCACTAACTGGAGCGCGGCTTCTTTGGCGATAATTGCAGGGGTGATGATCGTATTAGCCATTTATTGTCCCTTTATCGCTTGGTTTTCCCTCGCCATGCAAAGCGGTGTTCATTCGCTTTCGCATATTCATCCATGTTCATCTTCTCAGGTTCTTTCATAACCACTTCGTTACCACCTGAGACGTTCTGGAGGGGCTTAGGAGCTTGTGTAATGACTTTTGGAGCCGGAGGGGTCAATCGTTCCTCCATTCTCCCAATTTCAAGCGCCACTTCAAACGGGGACAACTGATTCAATCGAGACGTGATCTCAGGATTCTTAGCTAAGAAATAGGCAATCTGTGGTCCTTTGGTCGAATGAAGAATCCCTTCAACCACTGAATCAGACTGCACGAACGTCGGACTTTGAACGAGTGCATCAAAATCCGGCGTCTCTTTCTTAAAAGGTTCAGCCGAAGTAAAGAACTTTTTGGTTCGTTCTTGCACCGTCTGAGTGATCGTATCCTCAGACTGCTTCGTGCGTAACGCCTGGGTGACTTGATAGGTGACTGAGGCTTTGACAAAATCCCCATAGTCCGTAAAGTCATCAACCTTGGGCTCCACATCAAGAGGATTTGGAGTTGTGACGACTGGCTGGTTAGACGATGGCTGGCCCACCTTCTCCAGTGCAATCTTCTTGTAAAAATCACGCTCCCGAACAGCATCGTCAGCGAGGCGTTTTTGATCTTCTCGCTGTGCGGTGAGTTCGGAAAATCTCTTGGTGGCCCACTCAGGGGTTCCCTCTTTTGGCTCCTGAACGACTGTCTCTTTGATTGGTTGTTCAGCAACAACCTGTTCCGTCTGCTGCGGTGCTTCTACTGTGGAAGTGGCCTGGCTTCCAAGAACCTGTACGGCCTCCGCGCCCGTCTTCTCAACGGTGTTAGTGGTCTGGGTCTGACTCACGTGTATTCCCCTTTGCCTCGATAACAGTCGAGTGCTGTGACTAGCTTGGTCTTAGCTCCGTGGCGAACCTTTGCGTTTGCTGAAACTGCCTTCGGTGTTCTCGACTTGCATCGATGATTCCGGCTGGCGATCAGCCCCAGCGCCTTTCGGTCTGACCTGGGCCTTCGAGACTTCCCGCTCATTGCCGGGTTGAGACTCGTCAGTCTTAATCTTCATAGTGTATTCACCCCCTCTCACTAAAGAGTTGTTCAAGAATGTCGATCACTTCTTTCCGAACGCTGGTGCCCTCTTTCTGGACATTCAGCGACGCCTTCATCACTTTTAATTTCTCAATATCAATCTTGATCTTTGAAATCTCAGCTTTGGATTCCGCAATCACCTGTTTCGGATCAGGAGGAATCGTGTTCGGGTCAATATCCTCACGAACCTGGGGAGGCAAGAGCCTCTTTAACCTGGCAGAAATCTCCTGAGCAAATTCCCAATCTTGAGATTTCGCCACAAGATCCTGAATATACGGCCGGGCTTCGGGATACATCTGCCCAAAGGCCATCATCCCCTCAGCCGCCTCTTGCCTCATAGTAGTAAATGAGGGGCCTGTATCCACCATAATTCCATATTTCCCGACGGAGAGGTCATTCAGAATAATAGGTTCACCTTTCTCTCCACGATCAGGAGTATTCACGGGCACAGATTGTTCCGTATCATCATGCTCACGAAGACGGAGCACTCTGCTGGTATCAATCACCGTCGGAATCATGCCGATGATAATTTTTCCAGTTAATCTCAATGCACGAGACAAGTTATCCACATACGAAAAATTCCCAACATCACCCTCAGTATTCCGTGCTCGAATCGCTTTACCTGTTCGTTCGTTTCCAGACATTCCTAGCGATGCTTCGCTCATTCCCATCGAGGCTTTGATATCTTCGAGGGCTTGAGTTGATCCTTGAAACAGCCCAGGCGAAGCAGTCGGCGGTTGTTGCCTCTGAGGGGGCGTTGGGGTCGCTGGATCAGCATTATACCTAAGCACAGCAATATTCCGACGATTGGCCTCTTTATAGTCGTTCTCAAATCCTTCAATTTGTTTTGCGGTGGCCATCCACGGAGATTTGGGTTGAAGTGCCACAAATTCAATTTCCGCAGAGCGCCAGTAGTTATACATCCGGCACGCATCGGCGGCATTCCGCACCATCCCTCGGATATACCGTTTTCCTTCAACAAGAATCATTTTCCCATACAGAGGAACAATGGGGATAATTGATCCTGGAAAATCCTCTGGTCCTTCTAAAATGCCTGATCCGCAGATGATATAGCGCTTAATTCGATAGGAATTGACCATCCGTTCTGCTACGACGGTCACGACTGGAGGAAGCGGAGCACCAGGGGTTGTGAGATCAATCATCGACCGTTTGGCTTTTTCTTGCTCAAGGCGATCTGTCGCTTTATCCGCATCCAGCACGGCCCCATCTGAAAGCTGGACAATCTTTTTCACAATGGCTTCTCGAATCCAGTATTCAGCGATCTTGACTTTATCCCTCTCAAACCATCCCTCTGTATCCCCAGATCCCACATCAGGGAGAGAGGCCGGATCTTCGTCAGGATAACGTTCAGTAAATTCCTCTCGACTGAGCCATTCGGTGACAAAACACCAATCTGCGAACGTCTTATCAAGATCAAAAGGTTTCGGATCAAAATAGACACTCAGCGGATTCGGAATCCACTCAATCGCAATCTCCTGTTCAAAGGTATCCGTATCAGAGTATTTGGTGGTGACTCTCCAAGCCCCCAATCCACCAGCCACCATTGATTCCGCTGCGTTATCATAAACTGTTTCAGCAGTAGACTGGTATTCAATATTCTTGATGATCCCATCGTAAATCTTGGCCATCTCGACCGTGGCGTCCTTTGATTCTGGACGGGTCTTAATACGAGGGCAATTCAGCCGGATATCTCCAACCACTTGATCCACAAAGCGAGGTAGTTGATTCAGCGTAAGTGAAGGGCGGCCATCTGTGTCCCGTTCTGTTTTAATCCCAGCATCCCATTGGTCAATCCCAAGAAAGAATTTCATATCCTGCTGGTACGAATCCCGGTTATGGCGATCAGAATCAGCGGCTCGTTTCATTCGTTTCAATGCCTTGGTGAGGAAGGGATTCCTCTTGCCAGACATCGAAGCATCAACATCCTCAGCAAGTTTCATCGCCGCATCCAGTCAGATCCAGGCGACCCACCACGAGAAGGCCGCCGTCGGTGAACTTCACCAGAAGACACAAGAGGTTCTTCAAAACTTGTTGCAAAGATCCGAAACGCATCTGACGCATGAGAGGACCACGAATGGTCTGGGGACGTTGAGAAGATCTTCCGTTCCGCATCATACTTTTTATGGTAATCTTTCAAAGCGTCAATGCCGCGTTTCACTTTAATCGAATTAAAGAAGCACCGTGGAAAGATCGAACGAACCGCTTGAATGCCCACTTCAATCGGCATCACAGGCACCACGGTAAAGAATCCCGCTTTGCTGGTCAACGTTTCAGCCACCGTAATCGCACTTTTTCCAGTGGAGAAGTCCCGCTTCTTGATATCGTGGGGAGTGTAGTTCTTGGCGTAGGTGTACTTCTGTTGGTAGAGGTGCTTGATGTAATGCTCGACACCCTCACCAGAATCTTCAAAATAGTCGATGAAGTAAATACAACGATTTTTCTTTTGATAAAACCAAATAGCAGTCGTATCTCGTGTCCCAATATCCCACGAAGTGTACACTGGAAGAGTGGGATCGTATTGGGTTGAGAGTCCAATTCGGCCTTCTCGCTCCGCTTCTTCCACCAACCGGCCATAATAGCTGCCAATCATGCTCCCAGTAAAGGAGCAGTAATATTCTTGCTGGAGGAATTCTTCCTCCATCCCCGACAGACGATCTTCTTCGATCATTTCTTGTGTAACAACAGGATTCCCTTCCTCATTAAATGTGTCATCAACTGTCAAGGTCGTCCAATGCCACCGAGGATTACCTTCTGTTTTCTGTTTTAAGTCGTAGTAGTGGTTTTTTCCATAGGGGGTTGAGTTAAAGACGGCGAATCCGCCGTTTTCTGCGAGGATGGGTCGGAACATGTTCCAGACTTTGGGGTCGGTGAACGCAAATTCTGAAAATACCACACCAATAGGATTGGTTCCACGGTAGGCGTCAGCATTATCGGACCCCAATAACTGAATAATCGAACCATTCCACAATTTCACCAGCATTTCGGTGTCTTTGGGCTCCCCGTCGATAAGGGCCGATGGAATATGGTCGAGAAACTTGATCCCGTCCTTCCCCCTCGCCTGCCAAATCGCTTTGCGTGCCTGATTGAGAAGGGGGAAGACGTAAAAGTACGTCCCCACTTGGCGACAGGCTTCCGAGATCAATAAGTTCCAACATGTTTTATCCTTCCCACTACGACGATGCCAACAGAGACCAATACGCTTGATCCCTTTTTGGAGATCATTGAAGGGAATAATCTGATAAGGGCGTGGAACAAATCGAAATGGGATTTGAACCTCAGCCGTTCGAGTCAGATCCCCTTCCACAAACTTTTGAACTCGTGGAGTAGATCGGCGTGGTGGTGCCATTAGAACACACGGGGTGTACAAGTTTCAAGAATGGCTTGACTTTCTAAATGATGATGCTGTTCAATTAATCGACCAACCGCTAATTGATTTTCAGCAATTAATAGGGCGTATTCATGGGCTTGCTGCCTGATGGCAATACCTTGATAAACAATCACAGAAGCGAGGATAAGTAGTGTCCACGGAAGATGCCGCAGGAAACTCTTAATCCGTTGCATGATTATTTCTCCGACTTCGACATGACCTGAGTCACTTTGGAGAGCATCGCACGGGCTTTCGCACTGTGCATGTCACCCATCGCTCGATTCATATCAGCTTTGGCATGGGCTGCCTCAGCCATCTTCTCATGTTTGCCGATCTTCGGATGCTTCTTTCGAGCACGGGATTTCATTTTTTCTTGCTTATCGTAGTCAGTCATAGACATAGGAACCTCTGATTGCATGGGTATTCACTCCTTAATGAGATGGAGAGATGTCTTCGCTCCAGCCCACGAGTCCAACAATCGAATCTCCAGCGACCGCTGTTTCCGTGATAAACACTGCTAGGCCCTCACTGGGCTGTAACGACAATTCATCATGTATATCTGAAAGCCACACCATTGACGACAAGCCAGAAAGTGTACGTGGTAATATGGTATTACGACAGGACGCTTCGTAGACAACACTTGTATCAGCCAGTGGAGAAGTGCCTGAGATCGTCGCCTGACGGGCATCAAGAAGTGATGAAGCAGGAAGGAGTGTCGAATTATTTACCACACTCGTCAGTAGTGAAGAGCCGCCAGAATGAGTCGCCCCAGAAAAGCGTTTCAACTGGATAATCTGTGTGGTTGCCGCACTCGCCGCCCCGCTAAACCCTACTTGGAGTTCCATCCGATGAATCTTCAAAGTTTTGGTTGTACCATTTCGCATGGCAAAAATGGCACCAGTCGTTGTGGCCCCTGTAAAACGACCTAATCCCATTGTCAGGTAATACCTTGCCTGTTCCTTATTCATTTTCGTTATCCTAACGTGATTTCATCACCAGAAATTGTAATGGTGATCGCATTATTAGTCCCCGCTGACACGGTGAGGATCTCCGTCGCATCCATCACCTGATACCAAAAATGATCCCTGACCGAATCGGTCACTCCAGCAGCCGCAGCAGGAATTGAAAAAGTTTGAAAGAGACGAGTTCCAGCCGCATCTGCTCCGATAGAGAGGGAGTAGGTAACAGGAGAAGCACTAGGATTTGAAATATGGATATGCCGGATAATCGTTTTTGTAGACGCAGGGACAGTATAAACTGTCGTTGGGCCTGTTGCAATCAGTGCTGGGCCAACTAAGCGTTTTGGTGTTCGAGCCACGAGATTCTCCTTTTAGAGAGCGAGTACGTCTTCTTGTAAGAGAAAAAGAGCATTCAATGATTCAGCAAGTGCATCAATTTCTTGTTGAAGTAACGCCAGATCAACTTCTTGAAATTCCGGGGGCTCTTCTACACCAGTCCAAGAATTAAATGTTTGAAGTTGGAAAAATACACGAGCCCCTTCTTTAGATAAAACAATTTTCCTTCCTGCTTTTTTATACCGTTCGTATTCTATAAGACTAAATGACATCACTAAACCTTATGCACGAGGACCCGAATACTTCACCCAATCAAGCTGTGTGCCTTTTGCGACATTTTCTTTCGCCCGGCACGACCAGAGAGGACCAATGGCTCCTGTAGGAATGTTGGTGGTGTGCGT